ATAGGTTCAAATTCTCTATTGCAAGGCGAGTCGCTAGTTGCTTCATTCTCAATCACAAAGCGACGTTTTGGTCCCGACAACGGAAATCCAACAGAAGTGTCCAACTTGATAGAATCAATAAACTTTCTTCCAGGTATTCCATTAATATTCTGATGATCAGTCAGTGGTTTTGCATCTGACCACATGACGTTTTGGAAAATCGGGATAAGGTTCCTTTTGTAATCTACAACAGCTTTCTCTAGCAGATCATATTCATAGGGAACCGCCGGCACAGCTAGATTCTCAAGGCATTTCTGCCATCCATACCATGCAGGATCCATTTTGGGCGGTCCCCACTTGTTTGCAACACCACAAACCTCAGTAACAAATTCACTGATAGGCGTCACTTTAACAGCGGAAACACTTTTCGAGTAACCTGGACAAGATCCCAAATACTCAACTTGGGAATTCTCAGGCATCCAATTTAATGGACTCTTCTTATTCAAGGGAGCATCGCTCACAACCTTGACACCCAAAACTTGTGGTTCAAATTTCTCGGCCGAACCAGTGAGAAGAACACCTTCACAACTCCTCAGATATTCACATGCTGTTTCAATCTGATTCTTGAAGATAGCTCCATAACAACCCTGATTTGTATTAGCCAATCCACCCAAATGAATGCCAATAATGATAGCACCATTGGTTTGTGAAATGAGTGGTGAACCACAAAGCCCTCCAAATGTATTGGAGGACAAATTCTTGTACATACCGCCTTCAAAGGACTTGACGGTAGTAACGACACAAGGTTGGGTTTTGCCAACCATTGTGAAAATTTCCCCTGTTTTCCGTCTGTGTACCATTTCAAAAGGCACACTAGGAAATCTACTCTCCGCGAAATACTTGGTTAAATCCTTGAAAGATCCACCATTAGGAGAGTAACAAATACGAATATCAGTTTTTGGGATAAGATATGAACACTTCTTGCTAAGTCTGCATGCGAACGTGCCTCCAATAGCTCGAGAATGCTTCTTCCTAAAATCCACATTAATTTCATCCGCATTTGCTTGTACGAAATAGTGATCGGGAATCACCACCACGTTGGACTTGAGAAAAAGTCCATTGACCATCATTGTTTTGTCTTCAAGATAAACGCTGCCGTAAACCAAATTCTTCTCTACGACATTACGGACCATCTCGCTTGACATCCTGCGTGATTCCTCACCAATCGGTAAATCACGCTTAACAACATCCACCCAAGGACTATCTTCGGCATCTCTGCGTTGAACGTCATCCTCAGATGTTGGTCTCAAAGAACCCTGTGGATTCAGTTTTGCCCACTTAGAATACAAACGTGCAATGGCATACAAGGAGCCCAAAACTCCTGCCACTTTGCAAACAGTAGAAACTGATGCACGTCGCATTGACTCAACAATGGGTGAAATGGTGTTTCTATCCACCAAATTGCGCACACATTCGTCACGCAAAACTCTATGTAACATTAATTGCCTGCTCAAACAAAATACACAAAGGAGCAGAACATACGGACTATGAAAATACAAATACAATACACAACACATGAATACACACAAAGACCACATCCGAACGGATCGGATATGATAATCATGCATTAAATTTCCAACATTACACAAAAGAAACATGTTTTGAAAAATCACACTATATACAATGCAACTGGGTACAAATTGCACCCAATCGCTGGCAGCATAAAGCCGCCGTGACCATTCAAGTTGTCTCAAAACAGCTGTCGTATTCAAATTAAAACCAAATTGGCAATCCATCTTATGTTTACAACAGTGTCCACGCAACTGGCAGCACCCTTCAACACCACACAATTCATATGTGTGTTCTCGTGTATCCTGTGCTAATTCCAAATTACGCTGATTATCTCGATGTTTATGAAACTTATCGATGCAATAATTCATCAGTTCCTTCATCGAGATATTTTCCATCTTCT